AATGAATTATTAAATAAAAAAGCGAAAATTATATTAGCAAGTATTAATTTAGCGTTAACATTAGCAACCGCAATTACTGATTATAGAAGATGTAAGAGCATTATTGAAGAGTTACAAAGAATGTTATCTTTAACTTTGCAAATTAGGGGTTTAGCGGGAAATAGTGTTCCCACTTTGATTAACTATTTGGCAAATTTAAAACCAGGTATGTCACCGACATCGTTACTTACAAGATTTATCGATAAGTTAGAAGAAGCTGGCGTTCCAACAGGTGATTTGCCAGATGGAGGTCCAAATTTGAGTTTAATAATTCAACAATCTTTTAACCAATCGTTAATTGATGAGATTGCTGAAAATGGAAAAACAGATGTTACCATAACTGGTATTGAAGTTGCTGATTTGTCAGCAAAAGGATTTACCAAAGTATCAGGAAATTTATTATAATGGAACCGAGTAAAATTAAAGAAATTATCAGTGAACCAAAAAATCAATCGAATATTGATTTAATAGAATGTATGGATTTCTTGTCTAATGAACATGAACAATTAAAAGACACAATTTTAAAATTGACATTTCATTTAGATGAAGTTGAATTTTCATACAATAAAATTTTAGAAGAATATAAAAATAGAACCAAATGATGGATGACGTAAACCACCACTCCTCGTTACCCAAAAAGTATACGCAAGTTGTTAACTACGGAAAAGTAATTAACATCAATGACCCTATGAATTTAGGTAGGATTAGGATTGAACCTGTTTCATGGCAAATTGAAGACCAATACAGTGCGTTTAAAAGTCCGTTAGGTGCAACACTTGACCCAAAGAATTTTTGGACAACACAAGACCCATTTGTGTTTATGCCGTTATTACCTTTGTTTATTTACCAAGTTCCAAAAGAAGGTGAATACGTTCACGTAATTTATTATAACACTGAATTACAAGACAGAAACAAATTTTATATTCAAGGAACTTTTTCAAGTCCAAATAATACCAAGTTTGAGCCGTATGACTCATCATTAGCATTTACGGCAAATGGTGATAGAAATTCATTACCTAATGATATTAGAACAAGTAATGGTGAATATATTAATACCGACCAAGTTGGATTATATCCAAACGTTAATACTATTGGTTTGTTAGGTAGATATAATTCAGATATTTTATTACCTGAAAATGGTGTTGTATTAAGAGCTAATACAATATTAGATGGTTCTGACCAATTAAACCCCACCTTTAATAAAAAACATAGTTTTGTTTCATTACAGAAATACGAAACAAGAAATATTGATAATGGTAGTACGACTTACTATGAAAATAATAAAGTAGTACAACCAATAAAATATTTAATCGAATATAACGTATATGGTGGACTCGGAACATTAACTGGTAATTATTCAGCATACGCATACGTCTATAAAATTTCTGAATACCAACCTGTATACACCAATAGTGTTGAAAATGGGTGGTATGAATTTCCTGAAATATCTAAGATTGGTCCTATCTACAAAGAAGATTATGTATTTAAATCATTTGATGAAATTGTTACAGGAATCAATAACTTAATTCAAAGAGTTAATGGTGGTAAATTCTTAGTTGGTAATACTTTAATTACTGATATTTTACCATTTGTATTTCAACCAGAAAAATCATTGTATGACAAATACAGTTTAAATGATGTGTCAAACGCTACTGAAGCAATAAATGCACAACGATTTATATCATCAGTTTATTTGAATAAAACAGATGCAAATGTAGGATTGGGATTGGTTTGCAAACAAGGTGAATTGGGACCACTAACTGAGTTGACATCATTTGATGTTCAAAATATCACATCTGAACCTAATCCAATAACATATGGTATTAATGTATCCGACATTTCATTTTGGTTATCACATGATTCACAAATACCAGGAACAAATAAAATTGATTTTGATACCGCCGATTTTTCTGCAAACACAATATCACAACAATTTATTGAAGATGTTATTTTACCGAATACATCATCAATGGTTAGGGGTGAACAACTTTTAAACTTGATTGAGTTGATTGTTAAATACTTAGTTACACACGTTCATCCTTATCACGGAATGGGTCCAAATCAAGTTTCATTAGACGGAACCCAATCACAAAAAATACTTGCAGAATTATTTAATGCATCTGAAACCGTATTAAACAAAAACTTACGAATTAATTGATATTTATATATAATGTCAATACACAAATCGTATTTTAATAAAAACAATACTATTATTTACAATAGTTCAGGTAATACAGGACAAAATCCTGTGACTGAGTTATTTTTCGGAAGAGCCGATAATGTATTAACCACGCCAGGATATTCAAGATTTATTTTTAATGTAGATTTATCTGAATTAGAACAAAAAATTAGAGACGGGGTTGTATACACTGGAAGTCCGATGACTCATAAATTAAAAATGACGAATACCATCATGTTTAATTATGAGTTATTAAACACCACAACTTCAGATAATAGAAGAAGAGCAACATCATTTGACTTATATTTAAGTAGAATACCAAAAATTAATTTAACTGGTAATACCCAAACATGGGATGAAGGTGTTGGGTACGATTATTACGATAACAATACTTCAAATACTTCAAACTCAAGTTTAACTTCAAGAAATTATAGGGATAATGATAAGTCGTATTCCAATCGACCATCAAATTGGTATAGAAGAAATACACTAACCGAATGGTCAACACCAGGAATTTATAACAATTTAAATAGTGGTACAGGAACGTCAATAAATTTTTCAGCAATTACCCAAATTGATTCACAACATTTTGAATTTGGTAATGAAAATATTGAATTTGACATGACCAATGAAATTAATAATATTTTAACAGGTTCAACAACAGGTGTTACAGGATACATAATTTCATTTTCACCCGAATTAGAAAATATAACAGGTTTAACCGAAAATTATTCAGTTGGTTTCTTTACAAGACACACACAAACATTCTACGAACCATACTTAGAAACAACATATGACGATTTGATTCTTGATGATAGAACGTCTTTCTTTGAAAATAAAGTAAACAAATTATATCTGTATTCATACATTAATGGTACCCCAACCAATTTAGATTTTAATCCTAAAGTTAATATTGAAGATATAAATGGTGATTTAATTCAGGGGTACACTGGTTTAACAACCGTTAGACGTACTGAAGGGGTATATGAATGTACCGTACCAGCATTAACAGGTTATACAACACCAAGTCAATTTTACGATATATGGAGTGGTGCAACAATAAATGGAACATCATTGGGTAATATAACAAATGATTTGATATTAAGACCGTCATCGGAGTATTACCAAATTGGTACATTATCTAAAGACCCTGTATTATATAGTTTTGAATTTTCAGGAATTAAACAAGATGAAAAAATATTAAATACAGATGTTCGTAAAGCTGTTGTCACTATTAAACAAGCATATAGTTCAAATGTAACATATCCTAACTTTAAATCATATTATCGAATATATGTTAAAGAAGGTCAAACTGAAGTTGTTGTTCAAGATTGGACAAGGGTAAATCAAACACCTAATGAATATTACTTTATATTTGATACCAGAGACAAAATACCAAATGAATACTATGTTGATATTAAAGTATTAACTTCAGGTGAAATAGATACTTATAAAAGACAATTAAAATTCCAAATAGTTAACCAAAAATGAAAAATATAAATGAATTAGATGTTGCCAGCATTTTGAAAAACCTTGCGGGTGACACAGCAAGAAACGTATTAACAAGTATACCAGGTGCCGGCACTGTTGTTGGTCTTGGTGCGTCTGTAAAAAATTACAGTGAGTTAAATGATGATTTAGAAAAATATAAAGAATTAAAGGCATCAATACAAAATGATAAGGATATTCAACCTGAAGTGTTAGAAAAATTATTAGATGTTCAAGATGAACTTGAAGTCGATTTTATTGATTTGTTACAATCTGTTGCGGGTATCGCTAGTATACCTGGTTTAGGATTTGTCGCAAAAGGTTTGGGTCCATTATTGGTTAAATTAAGTATTGAAGAAATACTTGAAAAGATTAGTAGTATTGTACCAATAGATAAGGATGCCGAAGAATCAATTATTCCTTATTTGGCAGCAATTAAAGATATTGAAGATTTAAGTGTTAAGGCTAAAGAATTGGAACCGTTGGCAAAAGACGCAGATACTTTTATGGACCAAATGTTAGAAAGGGATAATTTAGAAGAAGGTAGAAAAAAAGCAGGAACTAAATTATGTTCTCGTGGTAAATCAGCCGCAAAATCTAAATTCGATGTCTATCCATCAGCATATGCCAATGGATACGCAGTATCTGTCTGTAAGGGTAAAATTAAGGGACTGGACGGAAAAAAAAGGTGTTCACCACCATATTGTTAAGATAATAAAAAAAGGGGTTTTAAGACCCCTTTTTTAATGAATATAAAATTGTATTTACCCATCGTTTAGTTTCATCACCACCTAAGAGTAAATAATTTAATTTGTCTTCTTTAGATTCCATTAAAACAAGATTTTTTAATGATTCATTTAATTCATGAATCATTTTTTCAGTAAAAGGTACTCTATTATATAAATTTTTAATAACCGCTAAATTTTCATTAATACCTTGTTTTCTAACTTCATATAATACTTTACCTGCCAAATTAACTAATTTAATTGGTGGTAAAAATTCAACAGATTCTTTTCTTGGTTTATATGATGAATACACTGGTTTTTGTCCCTTACCTGTTTGTGTGTCTTTTTTCTCATCCTTTCTTTTTTTAGAACACGCTGATTTTTTTTGTGAATCTGTCATTTTAGACGCTACACTTTTAGCTCTACATTTCGGATATCCTTTTGGGTCGGCATCAGGTCTTCCACATGGTGGATGTTTACCGTCAACTTTTCTACAAATATTAACCCAAGGACCTTGTGGTTGTTTAGACCCTTTTGGTTTTTTCTTCGTACCAAACCAAACCGCTAAATCTTCATTAACCGTATGAACATCATGTATTTCTCTTTCATAACTACCATCTTTATCTTTTTCCCACACACCAACAACTGTTGATATATTGTTTTTTAAAGTTTTTTGTTTTGTTTTTTTATTAATTGGGGTTTTTGAAAATTCAGTGAATGGACCTAATTCGGATTCTTTCCATTTTTTTAAACCTATTTCAATTGGTCCGTTATACACACCCGCACTTACTGATGTTGTACTAGACTCAGTAACATTTGCATTAGAATCTAATACAGATTTTTTATACTCATTAAGAATATGTTGAATTATCACTTTATTATCATTCATCTTTTTACGATTATTATATATAAATATCTTACTATGATTAATAACAACACAAAACTATTTGATTTTTTACAATGTAACTCAAATGATGAACTTAACAAATTAATTAATTCCATTGAAAAAGAACAATCTTTATTCTACATAACACAAGCGGTTAAATCCGCATATAAAAGAGGTTGTTTTAGTTTAGAAGAATCCGAAATTATTTCAAAATCATTACGGGTTTTAAGTACACCTGATAAAAAAGAAGAAGCATAAAAAAAAGGGACAATTTCTTGTCCCTTTTTCATTTCTTTTAGAAAAGATTATCTCAATTCTCTCAAGTCAAATGTTCTAACACCATCAACTGTGATACGTCCGTAGAAACGGTTGTTAACCATTTTCTTAGCGTATCTTGTCATGATACCTTTAATAGGTGTGAAGTTGAATGGGTTATACATTGTTGGAGTTAATTGTAATGGTACGTATGGTGCGTACACATAACCTGTGTCTAACAATGAGTTACCTTTGTGACCCAACAATACTGTGTTTGGTGGGAAATAAGGGTCTCTGTAAACTTGGTATCTACCAGCCAAAGTACCAACTCTTTCAATACCCATGTTGTATTGGTCTTGCTCAGGAGCTGCATTTGATACGTGGAAGTATTCCAAATCATCAAAGATTGCACTAATTTCAGAAGAAACAACAATCCAGTTAGCTCCACCTCTCAATGTTGATTTGTGGATTTGTGCTGAAATTTGGTTGATTGCTGTAATCAATGTTTGGTTCCAATCTTTTTGAGTGTATTGTGTTAATGGATTTGCAGTTGTACCTCTTTTCCAACCGTTGTAATCCCATCTTAAGTTCCATGCTGCACCTTTTCTCAAATCTCTTAAGATTTCTCTGTCGATTTCAGCCGCAACTTGCTCAGACAATAAAGCGGTTAATTCAGCTTCAGCGTCGATGTTGTGGAATGCTGCAACGTCTTGTGCTAATTCAGGAGACCATTGAGCTCTCAATTTTCTTTCAGTTACAGAAACAGTTACTGATTCCAAGTCGAAAGAAACTTCACCAATTTGGTCTTCAAATTCCAATTCTTTGTAAGCTCTGTACTTAGTTGTGAATTGTGTGTTGATTGCTGCACTAGCAGCGATAGTTGTAGTTAAACCAGAATAACCATCGATAGAGTTAGCTCCGATTGAACAAGGAACTTGCAAATCAACCTCCAAATAGATAAATCCGTTAGCGTCACAAATGTTGTCGTAAACACCACCGTTACTACCACCTGTTGGGAATGTTGTAGTTGCTTGTGAACCGTATTGAACGATACCTTTACCATACTTTTGAGTAACAACTCTGAACAATACGTTACTTGAACCTGCTCCTGAGAATGCACCACCTGCAGTTACAACTGGTACTACTGTTAAATCAGACAAGAATGATTCGTTGTCCATAACTTGTCCATCAGGACCTACAAGTTTACCAGCACCTGCGTTACTGAAACCTGACATAACAAGTAATACTTTTCTGTATTCACCAGCACTGTATCCTGAGTTAACCAAGTTACCACTTGACCAAGCAACTGTTGCGTTGTCAGCAGTAATTGCACTGAACGTACCTTTAGAGTAGTCAAACAATCCTGGAGGGTCTAAAGTTGCTTCGTTACCTTCGTAGAATCTGTCATACAAATTTTTGTCATTTGCACTGTATCCTGTATCAGGTGATGAAGGTCCGTTTGGTGCTCCAAAAGGTGAATAGTGGTTACCACCAGTTGTTGGGTCTTGACCCGTAGTGTAAGCTTGAATTTTAGGTACGAAGTAGAACAATTTACCGATAGGTAAGTTCATAGCTTGTACTGATACGATGTCGTTAGCCAACAATTTAGAGAAAACTCTTCTTACGATTGGAAATACAACCGTTTCGAAAGAACCGTCTGATGATGTGCTAGCAGCTTCGTTAATTAAGTGTGATGCTTGGTTTTCATAAAGTTGAGCGATGTTTTCTTTAACATGACCTCTCAAACCTTCCAAGAATCCTAATTTGTCCCATTTGTTAATAGTATCTTCTTTGATAACTTTAAGGTGCTTAAGACCGATGTTACCAACAAGACCTGATTCTAATAA